GACTGTCGTTTGTAAATACCGGATATGCTGGTGTTGCCATGCGGATGGTTGACACAACCGGCAACCTCCTCCTCGGCACGGTCATCGACGGCGGGCAGAAGTTGCAGGTGAACGGGACGGCGGCGTTTGCGGGGACGGTCCGATCTAACACGCAAGAGGGCTTCAAAATCGCTGCTGCTTCCGGCTATTTCGCTGGCTACGAAGCTGACGGCACGACCCTCAACGGCTACCTCCAATTCATCAATTCAATCGGCACGTTACTGAATCAGTCGATTGCTGGGAAAAACATAGCGTTGGCAATTGCAGGTACTCCGCAGCTCACGCTCACCACCGGCAACGCGACGTTTGCGGGGACGGGAACATTTGGAGGCACCGTATCGGTTTCAACCGGAGCAGGAGGCAGCGGTTTTTCAATCATCCGCACCGGAGCCGCTCCAAGCACCTGCACCATTGTTAATAGCGGTGGAGAAATCATCTCTGACTACAACGGTCTTGGTTTTCGATGGGACGTTGGAGGCGTAACTAAATTTACAGTTGGATCTACTACTTCGACGTTCGCGGGCAATCTGCTTGTCAAAACTACGACTGCCGTTGCAAACGCTACGGTTCTTTCTGCCAATTCAGCTACCACTAACGACATTGTATTTACTTACAATGCCGCTGGAAGTTTCCGTAACGGCATTGGAAACACTTTCAATTCTGTTACTCCTTCGGTAAATGAAATGGCGTTTTTGGTAAACGCCGGAGTCGATACGACTACGCAAACAAAGGTTTTGAGTTTGTATGGCGACAACAGCGCGACCTTTGCGGGAACTATTAAAACCGCTGCACCAAATGGCGGCACCGCTGGCGCTTGGAAGCTGGGCATCCGTGTCGCAGCCACGACCACGCTGGATACCACTCAATACCTGCAAGTGGACATCGGCGGCACGCTTTACAAGGTCGCCCTCGTAACCGTTTAATACTTACTAACCATGCAAACACCTATTGTCGAAGTCGCCGTCTATCCCAGCACGGCCAACGTCCTTTCCATCCGTTCGATCACCCTAGGGCCACCACCAAGTTATTTCTACCAACTTGAGAACGTCGTGGTTGTCCCTCCCGTCGCCGAGCAACTTGACCCGACCACCGGCGCGGTGCTGATCGCGGCTCAGGACGAGCAGACTATCGTCACGGTGCTCAAGAACGGCAACGTGAACATGACCGAAGCGCAATGGCAGAACTGGGGAGCTAACCTCGGGCCGCAGGGTGATGACGAGTACCAGCTGGACGCCATCTCGGCCAATCTCGGTCTGACCCGTGCGTGATTCCCTCAAATCGGCCTTTACCAGCTGGCCGCATTGCATTGCCACCTACGTCGCCTTAATCGGGGCGGGGTGGCTGCTTGCGTTTGGCTGGAAGCCGGTAAAGAAGGATTTCCCGATCTACGACTCTCCCATCGCGGAAAGTATGGCGCACGATGTTGCTGAGAAGCTCGGCGGCAAGGCATGGGCGGTTGGTTTCACCGGCAGCATGAAACCACTCCTGCAAGGCGGGGAGTTCGTCGTTACGGTCGATAAGTTCGACGACATTCAAGCGGGCCAAATCCTCGTTTACCGCGCCAGCTACCACGATAAGCCGATCATTCACCGCGCCGTGCAGAAGGATGGTTACGGCTGGCTGATGTCGGGCGACTCCTCTCCGCGTTCGGAGAGTTGGGCGCGGGTAACCAAGGACAATTACCTCGGCACCGCCGTTGCAGCTTACCGCAAAATTTAACGACTAGAGGTGATTCATGGACCAACAACTGACTCCGAAACAAGCACTCGAAATCCTCGCACAAGCCGCGGCGCAATTCCGCGGCACGCGCCAAGAACATGAACTCATCGAACGAGCCTTCCGCGCTCTCTCGCCGCTTGTCGAATCTCCGCAGCCGCCTTCCGGCGGGTAAGCTCGATTTGATCGCAGTCGCCGTGCTCGTGCTTATGGTCACGGGCGCGGCGCTCGTCGTCGTTGGGCTTTGCGCTTCCTGACGACATGAGCTTGCTTTCGTTTATTGCTTCTGCCGCCGGAGGCACAATCCTCGGCGGCATCACGCAAGTCCTCGGATCGGGCGTTGCGGAACTCAAGGAGTGGTCCGCGTCGAAGCGTCGGATTGCTGAGATCGGTGCGCTTAAGGAAAAGCAGATCGCCATCGCCGAAGTCGAGGCGTTCGCGAAGGCCGTCGAGGGAACGAATGGCACCGGCTACACGCCTCCGGCTTCGGCTCCGAATTGGATGCACGGGCTGATGACGATTGCCGCCTTTTCGACGCAGATGGTCCGGCCGTGTATGGTCGCCGGTGCGTGCTGGTATATCTGGTCGCGTCCTGCGGAGCAGCTTGCGGGACTACAGCCGGAGATTCTTACGGTGAGTTTCGCGTGCGTTTATTTTTGGCTAGGAGTTCGGCACCAACTTTCTACACGCAAATGACACCGGAGAACTTCGAGAAACTACAGGAGAGCGTTGACCGAATCGAGCGCGCCATCGTCGGCGACAAGGCGATGGGCCACCGCGGAATCGCGGACCGTATTGAATGGGTCGAGCGGAAGGTCGCAGGTCACGAAAAGCAGCTCCTCAAGTGGATGGGTGGGCTGACTGTTATCGCCGTAGCCGTCCCGCTCTTGACGAAATACCTCTTTAAGTAATGAAGCCGACAATCTGTTTCGCTACCGCTGCCGGTTCAGTTGACGCCGCTTCCGGCACGATCCGCGGCGTCTCGCTCATCACCGAGGGACCGGCTCTCGGTCACGGCGTGCAGGTTGACCGCACCACGCTGGAGCAGGTCAAGATCGCCGCGGAGCAGTACGAAGGCGGGCTAAAGGTGAAGCTCGACCACAACTCTGGCGCTGGCGACATCGTCGGCTTCATCGACAATCTTCGGATCGACGGACCGAAGCTGCTCGGCGATCTGCACCTGCTGCAAAACTCGCCGCATCGCGCCTACATCCTCGAGATCGCGGAGAAGATTCCCGACACGTTCGGGCTTTCCATCGCGTTCTCCGGTCCTGCCGAGATGAGCAAGGACAAGAAGACGGTGCTGCAACGCTGCTCCGAGATTTACTCGGTGGACATCGTCAGCGAACCGGCGGCGAACCCCAGCGGATTTTTTTCTCGGAAGCTGAAGCAGCTCCAAGTTGCGGAAGAAACCGAGACGGAAACGGAGGCCGAACCTCCCGAAATCGAAATCACAATTCCGATGAACGAAGAAACCAAGAAAGCCATCGCCGGCATGATCGAGTCGGCGATGATGGGCCTTTCGGAGCGCCTCTCCAAACTGGAGGCCGGTATGCCGAAGCCCGAGGACAAGCCCGCCGCGATGAGCGCGCAGGCCGAAACCGTGCAGCTTGCCGCTCAAAAGGCCGCGGAAGCCGCGCTGAAGGAGTTCGCCAAGACGTTTGGAGCGCCCGCCGCTCCGGTCGTTTCGGCCGAGGCTCCCGCCAAGAAGGAGGAATCGAAGAAGTTCGAGGACATCCTCAAGGCGAAGAAGGACGAACTGAAGGGCGATGTCGCTGCCGCGATGTCGTTCTGCATCAAGAACCACTCCTCCGAGTACCTCGCGTACCGCACCCGCGTTGCGCAGGGCGAAATCATCAAGCTCTAACCGTAAACCAAAATGGCTACTAATTACATCGGCGCTGGCACGTTCCTCGCCAATACCACGGTCACCGCCTTCCTCGGCGTTGTCCTCTCCTCGAACCGCGGAGTGGGTCTCGCGACCTCCACCGCTTGCGACGGTTTCGCGATCACCGACGCCGCCTCCGGCGATTACGTCTCGGTCGCGTTCCTCACGAACAACGGCACGCTGAAAGGCACGATGGCTGCCGCTCCGGTGACCGTCGGCGACACCATCTATCTCGCGTCCTCGGGTCAGGTCTCCACGACCGGCACGGTGACCATCGGCAAGGCTCTTACCACCACGTCCACCACGGGCGCGGTCATCGAGTTCCTTCCGAAGAACGTCTAACCCTTAAAAGAAGGAACCACTCACAATGTATTCAAATACTGCTGCTGTTTTCCGCGGTGACATCGCGGGCGTGCTTGAGCAGGCGAAGGACTGGGAGACGAACCTGATCGGCACCCGCGTAATGCCGATTCTGAACGTCCCCGTTCGCGCCGGCCAATACCCGAGCTTTAAGCTCAAGGAAGGTCAGCTCCTCAAGAGCGACGTGAAGAATCGCGCTCCTTACAGCGCGTTCGCTCGCGGCACTCGCGCCTTCAACTACGAGAGCTACACGGCCCTCGAGTACGGCTACGAAGAGGCTGTGGATGATACCGTGACGGCCGACATCTCGCGTTTCTTCGACGCCGAGGTGATCGCCGCCAAGCTGGCTCGCCGCAAGCTCCTGCTCGCGCACGAGCTCCGCGTCGCTGCTGCCGTCTTCAACACCGGCAACTTCACCAGCACGAACTCCTCGACCGCGTACACGACCGCCAATCTGGCGACGTTCGACGTCGGTCTGGACGTGCAGGACGCCATCGACCGCCTGCTGGCGAACGGTGAGTCCTCGCAGAACCTCCGCGTCGTGATTCCGTATCCCGTTTGGACCCGCATCCGCGCCTCGACGAAGTTCCAGAATCGTCTCCGCGGCGTCGGCCTGTCGACCGACACCATCTTGAACGCTTCGACCGACGCTGCCGCGCAGGTCTTCGGCGTGCAGGAAGTGCTGATCGGTCGCGCCAGCTACGACTCCGCGCCGGAAGGCGTGGCGTTCTCTAGCTCAAACGTCTGGGCCAACACTTACATCTGGGTCGGTAGCGTCACCGAGTCCTCCTCCGGTTACTTCGGCGGCGGCGCGGGCTTCACGCTCAACTGGTCCGAGTACGGTCCCGCGGTCGGCGTGTTCACCTACCGTGATGAGACGATCAAGAGCAACATCGTGCGCGCCGCGCACTATGTCGCCGAGAAGGTCGTCAACACCAACGCCGGTCAGCTGATCGCTACGCAGTACAGCTAACCTCGCGGGATAGCATCCCTCGAAAAGACCCGCGCTCCTTAACTGGGGTGCGGGTTTCTTTTTTGACGCAGCGAAGAGAGCCATGCGCGTATCCCTTTGCGTCATCTGCGGCAACGAGCGCCAGCACATCGAGACGATGCTGACCTCGTTCGATCCGGTCTTCGACGAGCTTTGCCTCGTGCGAGCCATCGGAGCGAAGCAGCCGGACGAGACCGTTGACCTCGCTCGCGAATGGTGCCGCAAAAACGGCAAGGACTTCGTATTCGCGGATCATCTCAACGGTATCGGCACCGAGAAGTGGGATCACGTCGATTCCTTCTGCGATGCACGCAACGAGGCTTTCGCTCTCGGGACCGGCGACTGGCTGATCTGGTCAGACTGCGATGACAAGTTCGTCGGTGACGCCGAAGGATTCCGCGACCGACTCGAAGCGGCGAAGCCCGACCTCACTATGATCCGCTGCCTCTACGATGTCCGCGGCAGCAACAAAAAGCTCTTCCGCGAGCGCGCAATCCGTCGCTCGGCCTTCCAGCAAAACCGCCGTTGGCACCATGACGTTCACGAGAATCTTCTTATCCTTGACGGAGATCGGCACGAGGACTGGGACGCACCGATCTGGCTGCACGCTCCGGTTGAGGTTCGCCGCGAGAATCGCCGCCGCAATCTTCGCATCTTGGCGCACTCGGTGCGCGAGACGCCGACGCAGTATTTCTACATACATCAAGAACATTACTGCTCGGCTAACCGCGACGCTGCGCTGGAGTTCGGCAAGATTGCGCTGGCGTTTCCGAATCTACAACCGGCTTTTCGCTATGAGGCGCTGCTCAACTGCGCTCGCCTTTGCGGATCGAGCCGCGAGGCGAACCTCTACCTGATGGAAGCGCACGGCATCTATCCGTGGTGCCGCGAGGCGCTCGCCGCTTTGGTGCTGCTACACTTCGAGAAGCGCGACTACAGCAAGGCCGAGGTGTGGGCTGAGAAGATGCTGGCTCTGCGGGAGCCGCTCGAAGACAAGCGCCCGTGGACGCACGAGGCAAAGTGGTACGGCTGGGCTGGCTACGATGTCGGAGCGAGAGCGTACCGTGCCGCCGGAAACAAGGCGATGGCTGACGTTCTCCAATGGCAGTTCCATCTCGGAGCGACTCCGAAGATTTCGCTCCTGCACGCGACCCGCGGACGGACCTCGAAAGCGGTCAACGCTCGCGAGCTTTGGCTCTCGACCGCGGACGATCCGAGCCGCGTCGAGCATATCTTCGCAGTCGATGCGGACGACGCGACATCGGTCGAGATGGCGAAGCAGTTCGTCTCGGTAATTAGCCCGCGCCAGTCTTGCGTTGCGGCGTGGAACGCAGCGGCGGCAGTCTCCCGTGGCGATCTTCTCGTGCAGGTCTCCGACGACTGGGTGCCTCCGGTCGGCTGGGATCGCAAGCTACTGGAGACCGTCAACGGACTCGATCTCCAGAAGGAGCAGCTCGTGATCGCCGTCTCGGATGGACACCGGCACGACGACCTCCTCTGCATGGCGATCCTCTCGCGTGCGCGCTACGAGCAGCAGGGCGGCGAGGTCTTCCACGCCGGCTACGAGTCGGTGTTTTCCGATAACGAGTTCAGTCACCGCGCCTTCAAGGACGGCGTCGTCGTCGATGCGCGGAAGGCGATCACTTTCGAGCACCAGCATCCCGCCTTCGGCAAAGGAACGATGGACGCGACCTACAAGCACAACAACTCGCAGGAGCGATATGCCGCCGGCGAGAAGCTCTACCGCGAAAGGAATCCAAGGTGAGCGCTCCGATCCTATCGGTACTGATTCCGGCGACGCCGCGTCGGTACCACTCGCACCTGTGGCCGCTCTGGCAGAAGTTGCAGGCGCAGGTTGATGCGATGCAGCGCGACGGAGATGTCGAGCTCCTCGTATTTCTAGACAATCGACAGCGGACCATCGGAGAGAAGCGCGACGCGCTCGTGCAAATGTCTCGCGGTGAGTTCATTGCCTTTGTCGATGATGACGACGACGTGGCCGACGAGTACATCGCGGCGCTTGTCGGTGCGGCCGAGCGGTCCTCCGCGGATGTTTCAGTCATTACCTTTGACCAGCGGGCGAGCGTCAATGGAGCCGAGGCCATCTGCTCCTTCTCGCTGCGGCATCGCAACGAACCTTTCGCGCAGCCTTCCTTCAAGCGGTCCGCGTGGCACGTCTGCGCGTGGCGCGGCGATATGGCGCGGCGCGTCCGCTTTCCGGCGACAAACTACGGCGAGGACTGGGCGTGGGCGAAGCACCTCGTCATTGACGCGAAGGGCGAGTACCACATCGACCGCGTCCTGCACGCTTACCGCTACGATGAGCGCGTCTCAGAAGCGCCGCCGCCGTAAATCTTACATTTGGACAAGTTGTATGGCAGTCCGCGACTTCGACCCAGTTCAGCTCGAGAGCGACTTCACCGGCATACAGGAGCAGGCCGGCGTCACGTTCTCGATGGGCGGCTCGACCGTGACCGGCATCTGGGCGATCTCGCGCAATGACTTCAGCGCCTTCGAGGATCAGCGCCGCGAGGAGATAAAATACACGATCTTTTTCCTGACCTCGCAGATGGCATCGCGTCCTTCGATCTCGCAAACCCTCGTGCGGTCTGGCGTGACTTATTTCGTCGAGCAGTTGCGGTTCGACGCCGAGGCGAGTGGGTGCGAGATGGATGTTTGCAAGGTGATATGAGCCTGCCGATCTACATCAATATGGACGCTCGAAAGCTGCAATATGCGCTTCACGAGTTGTCCAAGCGGACCGGCGAAGACCTCGGGCAATTCATCAAGGAGGAGGCAAAGTACGTCGTGCAAAGCGTGGTCCGCACGACGCCGCCTCCGAGCAAGCAAGCTGGCGACCGAACGATTGCAAACGATCTGAACAAGGTCGCGGTGCCGCTGGACTATCAGTCATTCGAGGCGCGTGCGACCGAGGGCGGCTTCTACAAGTCCATCGCCAAGTACGTTCGCCGACGCAACGCGGAGAAGCTCCGGCTTCTGCTACAAAATCCGAATCTGAATCTGTTCAAGAACTTCGGCGTGCTGGCGAATCAGGACGAGATCGCGCAGCATCATCAATCCCGTCGCGTTGCCGGTCGCGTCAAGGGCGTCGCTCGCAATGTCGCGTTCCGCGTCGATATGCGGCGGTACAACAAGGTCGTGAACCAGCGCGTTGGCTTTATGTTGAGCGGCTGGAACAAGGCCGCGCAGGCGCTTGGCGTGAAGACGAAGAAGTTCGCCAGCCGAAGCTACGCCGGATCGAGGTCGGACTTGGAATACAGTTACGCTCGCAATCCGTTCTTCGTTGCTCGCAATGGCAATATGAAGATCGCGGACGCGCAGAAGAAGATCGACACGACGATCCGCTTCCGGCTCCGCGTCGCGCAGAAGAAGCTCGAGCGAGTCATTCAAGGTAAGGCGGTCAACCTCGGCTTCAAGAAACTTGCCGGCGGCAGCTATTGAGATGAGCACTCGCACCGACATCCGCAACGCCATCGGCAACGCCATCACCGGAGCTTCGGTCGTGGTCACGGCGAATCTGCTGAAAGGCCGCGACCGCACGATTGCCTCGGTCAGCTTTCCAGCCTGCGCCGTGTACGCGGTGAATGAAAACATCGAGGTGCGCTCGCTCGCGCCGAGCAATCGCGTCCAATACCGCACGCTCGAGGTCAACGTGGACTACTTCACCGCAGTCACGGCCTCGACGATTCTTGACGACTTGCTCGATACGGGGAGCGCCGCGGTTGAGGCCGCTGTTCTGGCTGACGTTACGCTCGGAGGAGCGTGCCGCGATCTTCATTTGACGCGGGTCAATTATGTGATCGAGCCGGACGAGGAGCGCCAATGGGGCGTCGCTCGGCACACCTTCAACGCTATCTATCTCACCACCGACTAATATGGCAAACCATCTCGGCCGCGAGGGGCTCATCAAGATTTCCTCGACCACCATCGGAGAGCTTCGCAACTACGCTCTCGCCAATTCATCCGACACCGTCGAGGACTCTGTCATCGGCGACACGTTCCGCACGCGCAAAGCTACGATGCGGACGTGGTCCGTTTCGGGCGACCTCTACTGGGACGAGACAGATGCCGGCCAGCTCACGCTGACGGTCGGCTCCTCGGTCACGGTCAACCTCTATCCCGAGGGTGCAGACTCCACCGACACCTACTACTCGGGCGGTGGCATCGTGACCAAGTTCGACATCAGCGCCGCGTTCGACGGTATGGTCGAAGGCTCGATCACCATCGAAGGCAACGGCACGCTCTCAACCTTAACCGTTTGAGGTGACACTTGGACGCCATTGATCTAGTCCGCGAGCATTTCTCAAGCCTCGGCTCCAAGGTGATCGAGGTTCCCGAGTGGAAACTCACGATTCACGCGACGCCGGTCACGCTTGCCGAAAAGAACAAGCTCTACCGGAAGAGTCGCGAGAACGATATGGAGCTGCTGGTGGACATCCTGATCCTCAAGGCGACCGATGCCAAGGGCGAGAAGCTGTTCAACATCGACCACCGTCCGACGCTGCTCCACAAGGCCGACTCAAATGTGATTGCTCGCGTTGCAAACGCGATCCTCGCGGATGATGCGCCGAAGGTTGAAGACCTAAAAAACTGATGCACGGCGGGGAAGCCGCCGACTTCCTCGCCGTTTATGCTATCGCGGAATTGCTCGGCAAGTTTGCGTCGGAGGTCGTGCAGATGCCGAAAACGGAACTCGATGGCTGGCTCGCGTATCTAGACCACAAGAACAAACTCAAGAACCGAAATGGCCGCTGAAGCTGTCATCGCAATCAGGGCGCTCGACCTCACGAGGCAGGTCTTCGCCGGCATCCAACGCTCGCTTGCCGGACTGCAATCTGCGGTCGGAAAAGCAAGCGCGGCGCTCGGTGGCTTCCTGACTTTCACCATCGCGAAGCGTGCGTTGATGGGATTCAACAACGCGCTGCGGGATGTCGAGAAAGAGTCCGAGAAGTTTGGGGCGACAAAAGACGAACTCGATAAAGTAACGCGAGCGACGGGCGCGCTGGACTCGATGATGCAGGCGCTCAAAATGGGCGTTGTCAGCGCGGTCAATGGCGTGCTCGATTTGAAGGACGCGCTGACCGGCGTCTCGCAAGTTCAGTCCGCAGGAATCGCGGAGCAAACTCGCGTTGAGCGCGATCTCCCGAAGATCAAGGAGATGAATAAGGAACTCGATCAGATGACTCGAGAGTTCCTCGCCATCGGAGAAACTCCGGCGCAGCACTTCGCCCGCCTCGCGGACGAAATCGAGAGGGCAAACGACGAGGCTTCCGACCCTGCATTTTCCGAGGAATTGAACACGCTGATGCGGCAGAAGGAAATTGTGCAGCTTCAGATCGAACAGAAGAAGACGGCGATCAAGGTCAACGACGACTTTATCAAAGGTAGAGAAAGACTTGGTCAGACATTCGAGGACGAAGTGCAGCACTTGCTTACAGCCGATCAACTCTACGAAAGATTGACAGGGCAAGTCGCAGCTCTTGCGGCAGAGGAAAAAGCGTTGATCCAAAACCTGCCGAAGACTTTCGACCCCGAAGGAGCAACCGAGGAAGAAATCGCGCAGCGCGAAAGGCTCGCGGAAATCTACGAGAAAATGGTGCCGCTTCGTCAGAAGCTCATCGGTCTAGAAACGACCAACGCTCGAATCGCTCGGCAGGCCGGAGAGATCATCTCGCAATCCTTCGAGGACGCGATCTTGGCCGGAAACAAATTGTCGGAGGTTCTCCGCGGTCTCGGTCAAGACCTACTGCGGATGGCGTTTCGCGAGGCAGTCACGGCTCCTCTCGGAACCGGCCTAGGGAACTTCTTCAAGAACTTATTCCGAGCCGAAGGCGGTCCCGTCGGCTCCGGCAATCCGTATATTGTCGGAGAACGCGGACCTGAGCTTTTCGTGCCGCGGACATCTGGCTCCATCGTAAGCAACGACCGACTTGCCGGCGCATCCTTCGGTGGTGGCGGCATAAACATCACCTACAACATCGCCTCCGGCATCTCTCGCGCCGAGCTTGCTCCGATCCTCGACACCGAGCGCAAGCGACTGAAGGCCGAGATTCCCGACATGGTTCGTCGCGGTGGAGCCTACCGCGCCGCCTTCGCCTGACCTATGGCAATTTCCTATCCGCTCACGCCGCCGTCGCCGTTCCGCGTCTCGCGTCTCTCGCTGACCGGAGTGAGCGCCTCGGCGCGCAACACGTCGCCGTTCACACTTCAGACGCAGCAATACAACTGGAGCGGGCAGGGCTGGCTCGGCTCTGTCGATTGTCCCCCGATGACTCGCGCCGATGCGGAGGAGATCATCGGCTTCTTGCTCGCGGCGCAGCGCGGGACGTTCTATTTCCAAGACTACGCGAACACTTCGCCGCGTGGAACCGTCACCGGTACGCTGACCGTCTCAAGCGCGACCGCGAACAGCTCGACGCTCACCTTCGCCGGCGCGACCGGCTCCTTCGCCGTGGGCGATTGGCTCCAGATCAGCACCTCGCTCTACAAGGTCGTGCAGGTCAACTCCTCGAGCAGCGTGGACTTGTTTCCTGTACTGCGCTCGAGCTACTCGGCCGGCACGTCGATCACCTACACGAACGCGAAAGGCGTCTTCCGTCTCTCCGAGCCGGCGACGAACTGGACGATTGAGCTCGCGAAGATTTACGGAGTGAACTTCGGTATCGTTGAGGACGTGGCGCAATGAGCATTACCACCGCCGGTCGCACGCTCTCGTCCGATATGGTGACGGAAGTCACCACCGCGCAGCTTTCTCCGATCCTGCTCGCCAACCTTGGCTTCTCGACTCCGGTCTATCTTTGGACCGGCTACGGCTCGCTGTTCTACAATTCGACGACTTACCTCGGACTCGGTACGCTCGGCACGATCTCGCCGGTAGAGGAGACGACGGACCTCGCTGCGCGTGGCATCACGATGAAGCTCTCTGGCGTTCCGACCGCGAACGTCTCGCTGGCGCTTACAGAAGACTACCAAGGCCGCGAGTGCGCGATTCTCTTCGGCGCGCTGTCGCCTACCGCCGGCACGTTGATCTCGTCTCCGGTCACGGTCTTCTCTGGCCGGATGGATGTGATGCAGGTCTCGGACGATGGACAGACCGCCGAGATCATCATGACCGCGGAGTCGCGGCTGATGGATTTCAAGCGGCCGCGTGAGGTGCGCTACACCGACGAGGAGCAACAGAACCTTTTCGCGGGCGATCTCGGTCTTGAGTTCGTCAACGATATACAGGAAAAGGCGATTTACTGGGGAAATCCGAACCAGACTCAGGCGACGGATTGGGACAAGGGCGGCGAGACTACGAAGCAGACCTACGAGTGATGATCTCTCGCGCTTCCAACTGGCCGACGCTGCTCGCGGAGTTCATCGAGGAACGCCGAGCAATGCCGTTTGCGTGGGGTAAAAACGACTGCGCGACCTTTGCTGCCGACTGGGTCTTGAAAGCCTCCGGCTGCGATCTGGCGGCACCTTTTCGCGGGCGCTATCACACGCCGCTTGGAGCGATGCGGATGCTCAAGCCTTCCGGCGGCGTGATCGGTATCGCCGGAGGCAACGGGCAGCTCCGCGAGATCGAGCCGCAGCGCATAGGCCGCGGAGACATCCTTGCGCGAATGACGCCAACGGGTCCGGCTCTCGGAATATGCCTCGGTAACGTCGCGGCGTTCGTCGGTCCGGTCGGTCTGATTTTTGCCTCGGACAATCCTCTCCGGTGCTGGACGTTTTAAGCTATGCCGCAAGCAATCGCAGTCACGGTCTGGATCGCGCTGATGGATGTCGGCTTGAGCATCGCCGCGGCGCAGGCCGTGATGACGGTGCTGACCTTCATCGCGACGACCGCGGCGTCAATGGCGGCGTCGAAGCTGCTCGCTCCGAAGGCTCCGAGCTTCTCCGATCCGTCGCTCGCGAACCGTACGCAAATGGTCCGCTCGCCGATTGCTGCGCGGCAGATAATCTACGGCCAGACCCGCGCTTCCGGCGTCGTCGTTTATATCAGCACGACCGGCACGAAGAACGAGTACCTTCACCTCGTCGTCGCGCTCGCCGGTCACGAGGTCGAGGAGATCGGCGACGTCTACTTCAACGACGAGCTCGCTCACACCGGACCGAGTGAAGCCTGCGTTGGCAGATTTACTGGATACGCCAAGGTCTACAAGAAACTGGGAGCTGACAACCAAACGGTTCAAACCGATTTGAGAGACGCGACCGCGGGACTGACGAATGGCAAGTGGACGAACGCTCACGAGCTCAAGGGCATAGCCTACATCTACGTTCAACTGACGTGGAGCGACCAAGTCTGGACCGGCGGTATCCCGAACATTTCCGCGATGGTGAAGGGGAAAAAGGTCTACGACCCGCGGACAGCGACGAGCTACTATACCGCCAACGCCGCGCTCTGTCTGCGAGACTACCTCACGAGTTCGACCTATGGGATGGGGATGTCCTCCTCCGAGATGGACGATACCGCGTTCACGGTCGCGGCGAACATCTGCGACGAGCAAGTCGAGGTTAAGCCGGTGACGGTGCCGGCGACATACGAGAACCGCTACGAGACCAACGGCGTCCTCTACACGAGCGCCTCGCCGGATGAGAACATCGGCAAACTGATGTCCGCTATGGGCGGTCTCGTCGCCTACAGCGGCGGGAAAATAATCCCGTACGCGGCCGGATACCGCATCCCGACTGTTACGCTGACCGACTCGGACTTCGCTGGCGGAATAACGGTGCAGACCCGCACAAGCGCCCGCGACCGAGTGAACGCGGTCAAAGGCGTGTTCGTCTCCGCGAAATCCGAGTGGCAACCGACCGACTTTCCTCCGCTCGCTCCCGCGGCATACCTGACCGCGGATAACAATGTCCGTTACTGGCGCGACGTAACGCTGCCGATGACGACCTCGAGTTCCTGCGCGCAGCGGTTGGCGCGGATCGAACTGCGACGCGCTCGGCAGGAGATCACGGTGACGGCTCGCTTCAAACTCGACGCGATGCAGGTCCGCGCTGGCGACACCGTGATGCTCACGATGGCGCGCTACGGCTGGAGCGCGAAAGTCTTCGAGGTCATCGGCTGGAACTTCGTCTCGGACGGCACGCCGCCACAGTTAGCGGTTGAGATGACGCTGCGCGAGACCGCGTCCTCGGTCTATGATTGGAGCACATCCGATGAGGTCGAGGTCGCAAACGCTCCGACGACGACGCTGCCGGACCCATTTGCGCTCGACGCTCCGACGAATCTCGCGCTTACCGCGGACGGCACGACGCAACTCATCCAAGCCGACGGAACGGCGCTTCCGCGGATCAAGGTCGCGTGGTCAGCTCCGAGCGAGGAGTTCATTCAGAGCGGCGGCGACGTGGTGATCGAGTACAAGCAGGGCAACGCGACGACGTACCTGACGTGGAGCCGCGTCGATGGCGATCAGACGCTCGACTACATCTCAAGCGACGTGCGGATCGGGACGAGCTACGACGTTCGCATCTACGGACTTTCCTACTTCCAGATCGCTACGAGCTACCTCACGGCAAGCGTGACGGTTGCCAAGGACACGACGGCTCCGGCGACTCCGACTTCGCTCACGGCTTCCGTCGGAACGGGCAAGGCCGTCTCTCTAGACTGGGCCGACAATACCGAGGCCGATTTTTCCGAGTACGGCATCTACCGCAACACGACCGGCGTCACTCCGGCGAGTGCCGCGGCCGACAAGATCGCCGAGGTCCGCGCTTCGCGCTTCGTCGATACCGAGGTCACGATCAGCACGACGTATTATTACTGGGTCAATGCCTACGATTTCCTTGAGAACGTCTCCGGCTTCTCGAATCGTGCGACCGCGGTTCCGACTTACGTCAGCGGCGGCAGCGTCGATCCGACGGCGCCTGCTACGCCGAACGCGCCAACCTACGCGAGCGAGACGACCTATCTCTCGACCGACGGAACCTCCTTTGCACGCATCACGGTCACGGCTCCCGCAATGCCGAGCGGAGCGATCGCGCTCGACATCCTCTACCGGCGGAGCGGAGCGAGCGAATGGCTTGTCGCCAATCAGCTTTCAAGCGGAAGCATTGCGGCCTCGATTGACGACTTGTCTTGCGGAGTTGCCTACGAGTTCGCCGCTCGCGGCATCTCGAACTTCGGCGTTGCCTCGACGATCTCATCGACGCTCTCGCGCACGGCTCCGACGAACACGACGGCACCGGCTGATCCGACGGGGCTCGCCGCTGCATCACCTTCGTCGACGGTTTCCGTTCCTCCGGCTTACACGTCGGTCGGCGCGCAATTCTACGCCGCGAAACTTTCTTGGACGGCATCAACGACGAAGAGCGTCGTCGGTTACCAGATCGGCTATTCCTCGACCTTCGGCGGAGCGATTACTTGGGAAACGCCGATCATTACCGAAACCTTTTTCTACCACTACACGCTCTCTCTAGCGGCGCAGTATTTCGCGGTGCGGTCAGTTGATCGAAGCGGGAACGCTTCAGCCGGTGCGACGAACTCCACCAACCTCAATTCCGTCATCAAGTTCGTTGCCGGTTCGATCTCGGTTCAAAACACGACCGACACGCAGGTCACGGGACTCAAGACCGGCGGCGGGTCAAGCACGCGGCAGGTCAACGTGAGATACGAAGTTTCCGACGTGCTGACCGTAGCGTTCGCCGGAGGGACTTCGACGATCACAATCGACATCACGAATCGAGGCTTCAGCGCAAAGCCGGATGCGGGTCTGATCCAATGCGCCAGCAATTCCAACATCACCGGCGTGTACGATTACGACAACGCGAGCAACTCAAGCACGACTGCATACTTCAGCCTGCGAACGATCGACGGAACCAACCCAGCAACGGGCTTGCAGCGGTTCTCGATTGAGCTCGTCGACTACTCCTAACATGGCGCTTCAAAAGACATTCACAATGCCGAGCGGCGTCTCGGGAAACTACATCCGGCTGATCGCGACGCGCTGGGACCGATCCGCTCGTGAGGCCGTCGGCTGGTTTGCCTTGTTCGTCGATGCGTCCGCCGCGCAGTCAGGCAAGCAGGCGCTCTCGCCGTTCATCGCGAAGCTCTGGCTTACTGGCGCGAAGTTCGACCAGTACCTCTCGCCGGCTGCGCTCGAAAACTCCGACGTCCTCGCGCAGTTCTACGTTGCCGCGAAGGCCGAGCCGCTAGCGTGCGACTTCGGCTCCGATGCGTTCGCTGACGCTGCCGATGTGTAATTTCTAACCTTCGCAAGTCGTTGGTTCTGCGCGACTTAAAAACCGCAGCAAAAAAAGTTGCGATTGTACTTTACGTCGGGCGCGGAATCGTCCTTTGTGTAGACGTCGGAGGCAATCAAGCCCGAGACCAAAACCAAAATATGAAAACCGAAATCAACCTGAAGTTCATTGACGGCACCGGCGAGTGGTTCGAAGTCAACGGGCCTTTCGCTAACGCCGCGGAAGCGCGGAATACGATTGGCACCGCGCCCGCCGGCACGGTTGCTTGGGTTATCGAGCGCAGCGTACTGACCGATGGTAAGGGTTCGCGCCGCGACTACAGCAAGATTTTGGAGTTCGGCGGCAATGCCGCAGCGCTGGCGCTGGGCGGCTGGGTGAAGGCGGAGGTGGCGTCGTGAAGCGCTTCGCTCTTCTCCTCGCTCTCGTATCCGCGGCTCACGCCGCGCCGCCGGAGTCCTTCTGGCGCGCTCTGCACGTCGTCGAGACCGGCGGACGCCGCGGTGCGATTCTGGGCGACAACGGCAAGGCTCTCGGTCCGCTTCAGATTCACCGCGGCTATCACGCCGACGCTCGGATCGGTGGCGACTATTCTCGCTGCGCTGATCTCGACTACTCGCGCCGCGTAGTCTCGGCCTACCTGCAACGCTACGCGCCGAAGGCGTGGGCCGAGGGCGATGTCGAGACGCTCGCTCGAATTCACAACGGCGGTCCACGAGGCGACAAGAAGCCGGCAACCGTGAACTACGCGGCGAAAGTCCTCCGCGCAATGCGGTGACAGTCCTCGACCTCGAACGCCTAGCTCGTCGCGGTGCCGAAGATGGACACGACGACGACTGGCACTCAACCTTCACCGTCAGCGCGAGAGCGTTGGCATCAATGGCAGCAGCAACAACAACAGCACGATCAGAAATGAAAAGCGAAGAACTCCTGACAGCAATTCACGCCGAGCTTGTCGCAATTCGACAGGCTCTCGAAACCAAGCCGGCCACCGCCGCCGCTCCGGTCGCTCGACCGATGGCGACCTCGTCCGACGAAGTCCCGCAGCCGAGCGCAGTCATCGCTGACGCTGGCAGCGTCACGGTTCACTTCGGTAAGAATACCGGCATACCGCTCTCGTCGCTCTCCGATAAGTCCGTTGCTTGGTACGCGCAGGAGCAGGAGCCGAAGCTCGACCGGAACGGGAAGCCATTCCCTCCGCGTGACGCAGACGTGCGCCTTCGCAATGCGGCGCGCACCTACCTTCACCAGAAGCGCGGAACGCTTTCCGCTTCAATCCCGCAGGATCGAGTCGATGCTGCTCCGGCTGAACTCGATGACGCCGACGTGAACTTCTAAACGCGAAACCCCGCCGGCCGAAACCGACGGGGTCGCACAACAACAACAACAGAACAACGACAACGAACTATGGAAACGACAGACGTAAAAACGCAACCGACCTCGACCGAGGTCGTGACTCACAAGAAGTCCCCGATCAGCTTCGGCAATCAGGGTGTCCAGCTCGCCTCGCTCGAGGAAGCGTTCCGATTCGCGAACGCGATCTGCGCCTCTGGCTTTGCTCCGAAGGGAATGGAGAAGCCTGAGGCCGTCCTCGTGGCGATTCAACTCGGCGCGGAACTCGGACTAACCCCGATGGCCGCGCTCCAGAATACCGCGGTCATCAACGGCCGGCCGGCAATCTATGGTGACGCGGCGCTCGCGCTCGTTCGCTCCTCCGGTCTGCTCGAAAGCTACAAGGAAGAAGAGATCGGCGAGGCTGGCTCGGACGGCTACGGCTACCGCGTCACGGCTGCTCGCAAAGGCGACCAAGCAGCCATAGAATCGTTCACCGTCGCGGACGCGAAGCGGGCAAAACTCTGGGGCAAGGCGGGACCGTGGACCGACTATCCGAAGCGGATGCTGCGCTTCCGCGCTCGTGGTTATGTTCTCCGCGATCTCTTCGGGGACATTCTAAAGGGACTCCGCACCGCCGAGGAAGTTCGCGATATGCCAGTCGAGCCGATCAACGTGACTCCGCTGGCGGACAAGGTCGCCGGTGGATTGACCAGCAAGATCGGAGGTGCCGCATGAACGACAACGACGTGAAGCGCGAGGCGATCATCAACGCGGCGACGGAGCAATTTCGCAGCCTCCTCGAGACGCACTTCGTCGCGGTCGGTAAAGCCGCGCAGGAATCGTTCGTCGAGGACGAGACGCAGAGCGAGCCGGTGGCAAAGGCATCCTTCGCGGTAGAGTGGGACGCGCTCGCGATGGCCCCGAAGGTGCGCGTGAAGATTCGCTGGACCGTTGCGTTCAAGGACGAGAGCGAAGCCGAGCTGGACCCGCTCCAGTCGAAGCTCGGGCTGGAAGGAGGTGCGTCGTGATCGTCGAACCGTCGCACGTTTATCACGCGAATTCCGCGGTCAGCCACTCGAAGCTCGAGACCTTCCGGCGTCGTCCGGCGCTTTACTATCGCCGCTACGTCACGAAACAGATTGTCGCCGACGAACCGACCGCCGCCTTCCGCATCGGCTCCACGGTGCATTGCTCGGTCCTCGAGCCGACCGAGATGCCGACGCGCTACGCGATCCGGCCGGAGGGAATCGACCGCAGGACCAAGGACGGCAAGGAGAAGTTCGCCGCCTTCGAGGCCGAGAACAGCGGAAAAGTTATCATCGACACCGACGAAGCCGCGCAAGTCATCGCGATGACCGACGCCGTTCGGCAGCATCCGCTCGCCGACGAACTCTTCGCGCACGGTCAGCCGGAGCTGACGTGGCGCACCACGGGCGATATGCCGCTGCAATGTCGGACGGACTGGTTCAACGTGGACGGCTGCGGACTCTCAAGTGGGCGTCCGTACATCGTGGACCTCAAGACAGTTGAGAGCTTAAACGGTGAGGACTTTGGCTCGTTCGACAAGGCCGTCTTCCGCTACGGCTACCACCGGCAAGCGGGATTCTATCTTCCGCTTATCTCGGAGATACTCGGCCGTCCGGTCTTCGACTTCTTTTTCGTGGCCGTCGAGAAGGTCCAGCCGTTCGGGGTCGCGGTGTACCGCATCTCCGACGCTGCGGCTTCACTCGGTCAAGACGAGACGCTCGACGATCTGCGCCGACTCAAGCGGTGCCGCGACTCGAGCGAGTGGCCGAACATCGAGCCGACGCTGCGCGAGATCACGGTGCCAACGTGGTACGGGAAAGGAGGTGCGTCGTGAGTTGGATCGGTATCGCAACAATCGCGCTTCTAGCGTTTGCAATCGGCATGATCTACGGCTGGATGACCGGACGCGAGCAGGGCGAGAAACTTGGCCGCGATAAACAATGGATGGACGACTTCTTTGCTCGCGTTGAACGCGACAAGCAAAGGCGAGACTCAAATGGACAATTCAAAAAGAAGTCGCGCTGAACGCGAAAACATAAAGGCACGCATATGCGAACTCGTCGAGGAGATGTACGACGTGAAAGCGATTGCCGTGAAGCTGAATCTAAATCTCGGCTACACCTACGGCACGATCAAGGAACTGGGCTTCCGAAAGGAATTCATCACCGCGGAGGAGCGGGAGCAGCTACGCCGGCACCGATACGAACAGCGCAACCGCGGAGGTGCGAAGTGAAGACGCCGCAGAAGCCGGCTCGCTGGTCGAAGTGGGATTCGTTCCGCGACGGTCGGCAGGAGATCGACAGCCCGAAGGAGATGGCGAAACTCCGTCAAGACATCGACGCCGGCTGGCGCTACTTCATTGCGCAAAAAACGAAAAGGCAGGTGCTCGAACAATGAACGACACCGAACGACAACTGCGGATGGAGATCGCACGTCTCAAACTCGACCGCGAGGAGCTGCTCGGGATTCTCTCCGACCTCGAGATCATCACCAAGACGCACCTCAAGGCGCTGCGCGACGCGGACCTGATCGAACGCACCGAGGCCGCGCTTGAGAAGGAGGAGCCGTGATCCCGCTCGAGTTCACAATCAAGGGCGACCCAAAGGGCCAGCCGCGGCCGCGAGCTTACGCTCGACGGATGGGCGCAAACTTCGTCGCTCGCGTGTACGACTCGGACGTGGCCGACGACTGGAAACGCGCCGTGCGAATGGCGGTCCGCGCTAACGCGATGCGCACCTTCTCGCAGCGCCTCGACGACGTTCCGTTTAAGGTCGTCCTGCGCTTCGAGTTCAAGCGGCCGAAGTCGCATCTCTCGACCGCGGGGCTGCTCAAAACAAAATCGCCGGTCTGGCATATTAGTCGGCCGGACTGCGACAACCTCGCAAAGCTCGTCCTCGATCAGATCACGGACCTCGCGCTGATTTGGCGGGACGACTCGCAGGTCGTGATTCTCGTCGTCGAGAAGTTTTGGGCGCAAGTCGGCGAGGAAGGCGGGTGCGCGATAAGGATCGAGGCCATGACGGACTGGTGAGTTTGAGCTTTACTCACGCGGGCCGTTTGGTTCCGTGATGGGCAAGGTACCGAGTGAAACCGGCGACCGATGAAAGAAACACCACAAAACTTCCCTCCGGCGCAGACGGTGCGAGCCAACGCTCGCCAGTTTCAACGGCTGCGTGCGGAGGGTCTTTTGTTCGTATGAACTGGATCAACATTCAAACGACGATTCTCGACTCCGAGGAGTTCGTAGGATCGGACCCTGTCGCCCGCGCAACGTGGCTCTGTCTGTTTCGATACTGCGCCGGACAGGAGAACGGCGGCGTGATCGAAGCCTGCAAGGGCTGGTCGGACCGCAAGTGGCAGCAACTCGCGCGAGTCACGCAGGCCGAAGTGCTTGCGGAATCTGCGCTCTGGAAATGGGAAGGCGAAAACCTACGGCTTTGGGCTTACCCAACCGACAAGGAAACCGAGGTTCAACATCGTCGGGACCGAGCAAGAACCAACGGGAAGCTCGGAGGTAGGCCAACAAGCAAACCGACGTTGGTTTCCGATGCTGAACCTACGTTGGTTCGTTTTGCGAAAGCGGAAGGAGAAGGAGAAGGAGAAGGAGAAGGAGAAAGGAAAGAGAAGGAGAAGAAGACGAGCGCGGAGGTGTCCGCGCCAGCAACGGATGCGGAATGGATCGAAACGCTAAAACGCAACGAGGCATACCACGGCATCAACATCGAAGCGGAGCAGGCCAAGATGCGGACTTGGTGCGAGGTCAACAAGCGTCAGCCAAGTCGTCGCCGGTTCGTGAACTGGCTGAATCGCATCGAGAAGCCGATGCAGGTGCAACCTCGCGAGATGTACGGCAACGACTACTTCAAACGCCGCGACGAGATCGAGGCCGAGAAGGAGCGCCAGTATCAGGAACGCCTCGCACGCGAGAAGGCCGCGCACGAGGCATCCCTCGCCGGAGCCGCTCAAGTCTGCGCCGATCTGCTGGAGGACGATCCGTCATGACCGCGCTCCCGCACGATCTCGAGGCCGAGCGATTCCTAATCTCCTGCGCGTTCGTCGATGGCGCGCAGGTGGTCAGCGATGCCATGCGCTGCGGCATCACGGCCGACTCGTTCTTCGATCCGAAGCACGCCGATGTCTGGCGCGCTATCTCCGCGCTGGTTTTCGACGGTCACTCGGTGGATGTTCCGAGCGTCTATTGCGCGCTCGGTGACAAGCTCGACGCCGTCGGAGGCGTAGCGATGCTCGTTCAGCTCTCGCAGTACGCGCCGACGACGCTCAATACCAAGCTCTTCGCGAAGCGGGTCCGCGACTTCGCGCTGAAGCGGTCGCTGCTCCGCACGTCCGCGAATATCGCCGAGGACGCATCGTCAGCGGCTCCGGCCGAGGACGTGCTAGAGGACGCTGCGCGCAAGATCATGGACCTCGACGCACGCGAGGAGGCCGAGACGTGGGGCGCGTCGGTCGATGCGGCGATGAAGTTCCTCGATGCGCGCACGGACCCGCGGAAGCCTCAGGACGACGCGGATGCGCTCTCGTTCGGTCTTTCCGACTTTGACCGCTTCCTCGGCGCGATGCGGAACGGGCAGGT